CAGATTAAGGAGTTGCTAAGGCTTCAAAAGAATAGGCTCAGTCAAATATCTCAAGAAGAGGCTAAGGCTAAAACTGACAGAAAAGAAAGAGTCTCCGCTGTAAAAAAGGAGTTTAGTGATATCCTTAGTCAGCAAAGGGCAGAGGTAAGACTAGCTAATGAAAAATCCGCGGCAAACAAAAAGGCAGCAGCGGCAGCAGAAAAGGCGGCAGAAAAGCAAAAGTTCTTTGGTAAGGCTTTTACAGACTCGTTTAGTCCGCAGGCTATCGGTAAAGCAGTAGCCAGTATCGTAAAATTCATCGGGATATATGAAGTACTTGGAAGAACCGTTGGGTTTGTTTCTGATTTCTTTAAAAACTCTATTAGTCAGTTTATTGCCTTCGATGCAAACATATCAAAGGTTTCTGCTGTAACTGGCTCAAGCGGAAAAGAATTAGAGTCGCTGACAAAGGAAATACGTTCTGTGGCTGTAGAAACAAGGTTTACTGCTTCAGAAGTTGCTGAGTTGGCGGTTGAGCTTGGAAAGCTTGGACTTTCATCTAGGGAAATTGCTGGCCTTATTAATCCAATTGCAATTGCAGCACAGGCAACTGGCGAAAGCCTAACTTCCGTAGGCTCTGCCCTTGTGAAGGTTAGCAACCAGTTTCAACTATCAACAGCGGAGGCATCCACATCATCAGCAATCTTAACGCAGGCGGTAAATAAATCAGCACTTACACTTGAAGATTTCGGAGTTGCAATTGGCTATGTTGGACCACTCGCGGCACAAAGCGGCCTTGATTTTAGTAAGACAGCCGCAATTCTTGGCGTTTTGTCAGACAACGGCTTTAGTGCTTCACGGGCTGGAACAGGACTAAGGGGTATATTGATAAAGTTAAAGAAGCCGGGAGAGGATATTGCTGAAACACTCAATACCCTTGCCGATTCAAATATCAGCGTAGCAAAGGCTGAAGAGCTTGTTGGAAGAACTTCCGCAGCTCAACTTATAACGATACTTCAAAACATTGATGCGGTAAATGAAAACATTATTGTTCAAGAAGGTTTTGCAGAGCAATTACGAGCTACTGGAGCCCAGATGTCGAGCTTTAGCGGTCAAGTTGATATATTAAAGAGTGCATACGCGGAACTTCAACTTTCTGTAGGGGATTTCCTAGTTAGTAACGAATTGGTACTTACCCTCATAGGAAAACTTAGTTCAAAGTCAGAAGAGCTGGCCCGAGGATTTGTTCTTATTAAAAATGAATCAGAGCGCCTTGGAGATGCGTTTGGCGACCGCCTTGCTTCTGGACTAAAAGAGGGAAACACTGAGCTTGAAATTTTAAACAAGTTGCTTAAGGACTCGAATGATGAAAATATTAAGGAAGTGCTTGCAACCCTCAATGAGGCAGACCCAAAGTCCTTAAAGGAATTAAACGAGGAGTTGGATAAAATTCAAAGGCCACCCGACTGGGCCCAATATATAATTCGTGACCTTAACGCATTAAACGCAGGCCTTGGCGCTGCGGCAAAGGGATTTTTTGATTTTACTCAAAATTCTGACGAGGCAGCTCAAGGCGTAAAGGGATTAACATCACAAATAACACTACTTAGGAATGAGCAGACAAAAAATACAATTCTTGAGTTTGGAGTTCGTTCAGTAAATAAGCAATATGAAGAACAAGTTGACCGAATTGCAGAAATAACAAACAAAACAAAACAAAAAGATGAAGCAATAAAGCTTTCTCAAAAGTTACAAGCTCGGTCAAATTCTGCGGAGAAAGAGTCAAACAAATTATTGCAGTCCGCCGACCCTTTGGAAAGAGCTAAGGGGGTGCAGTTAGCTGGTCGCGCAAAAGGATATAACATTTTAATAACCAGATTAAGAGAGTACACGAGTGTATTAAAAGAGAGCGAAAAGCCTGGAGGAGTTAAGGACCCCACGGACAAATACAAAAGTGAGTTTCAGTTAAGACTTCGTGGTTTTGAAATTGAAAGAAAGGGAGTTGATGACTCTCTAAAAGATTCTGAAAAAGCGTTTAAGTTCAGGATGGACTTAATCGAAAAGGAATACCTCGCCAAAGAGGAAAAAGCAAAAGAAGAGGGGAACCTCTCTGAAGTTTTGTCTAAAAAGAGAGAAGAGCAGCAGTATTTGATTTCATTATTTAACGAAGAGCTCGGAGTCTATGCTGACAAAACCACTGACCTAACAATTCGTTCAACTTCGTTTTTTGAAGAATACAGCGAAAAGTTTAAGAAGAGCACTGAAAACACCTTACTGCTAACAAACGCTACTGAGCAGTTTGGCGATGCAATCGGTAACTTGGCTCAAAAAAATTCTGAGCTTTCTCTTGAAAGTCAATTAACGGTTATTAAGGAAGCTAATAACCTGTATACTGATGCGTCTACTGCAATTGCCGCTTGGACTGATAAACTAAAACTTTTAAATGAGCAGTATGATGATAGCGTTTATGGACAGATTAATTTGGGCCTCGCGCAGAAAGAGTATATTGAGCAAGTAAAGGATGAGTTGGACCTATTTACAAAAGAATACAAGGATTTATACACAACCCTCAGCCTCGGCGTTGGAGAAGACCTGGCTCAAGAAATTTTAAGACCATTTCTTAATGTTTTTGACACACTTAGCGCTCAATTAAACAAGGCTATATTAGATGGTACTCTTTCTGATGAGCAATTAACTGAGCTACGCCGAAGGCTTGTATTCTTAAAGGGGACCCTAAAGGATGGTATCGGAAAGGATGATATTATTCTAAACATAGACATCACGCCGCAAGAGGTTATTAAGGCTGCTCTTGACACCACACTTGATGCAATTTCTAAATTTAACGATGTTGCCTTTAACAACACTAAGGATAGGCTTAATGCTGAAAAGGATTCTATTAAGAATGCTTCTGATGTAGAAAACGAAATACTAAACGCAAAACTTGAAAATCAGTTAATAACTGAGGCTGAGTACAGAGCGCAGGTTGAGAAAAACAGAAAAAAAGAAGTACAGGCCACAAACAAAATTGAAAAACAGATTTTTGAGGCCGAGCAGAAAAGGGAAAGACAGGGTGCTTTAGTAGATTACATTACAGCGCTAGCATCGATAATTCCAAACTTAATCGTAAGGGAAAAGAAGGGCGACCCTATTACAATATCTTTAATGGCAGCAATAACGGGAGCTCTTGCTACGGTTTCTTATGGAGCTCAAGTTAGGGCAATTAATCAACGTAAGTTTTTCCCAACAAAGTTTGCCGAAGGTGGTATTGTATCCGGGCCTTCTCACGCTGAAGGCGGAGTACCATTTACCGTTCGAGGACAGGGCGGGTATGAGATGGAAGGTGGCGAGTATATCGTAAACAAAAACTCTACGCAGAAGTACAGAACTTTACTAGACCAGATAAACGGAAAGAGTAAATCAGACTACAAGTTTGCGGCTGGTGGAATTGTAAAAGACCCAAGCGTTATTGCCAACAGGCAGATTGAGCTGCTTGAGGCTATTGCATCTTCAAACATTACAATGGTTGGTAAATTAGATAAACCAGTTCGTTCGTTTGTGTCAGCAACAGACTTACGCTCTGATGAAAACGCTCGTAGAATCCAAGAACGCAACTCTCAATTATAATGGCTATAGATATACTATATGACAACGGTGCTCCATTCGGCAGCCCTGTTCAAGCAGGCGAAGGTGGTGCTTTGCTAGACTACACTGAGACAAATGGAGTGGCATCTATAACCTATGAAGCTGGAGAACCGCCAGTATTCACCCCAGAAGCTGGTGATGTAGCGATAATCTTCAACACGGCAGACCTAACAGACTTTGGTGTATTTTATGTTACTGGCGCTACTATGGCCCCTATGATTGGAGAATACCCGGTATCGATAGGCGGGATTATTGACAAGAACTTTTATTCTTTTTCAAAGGAATTTGGGGAGTCATACAACGTACAGATATATAGCCTCGAACTATATTCTGAATTAGTTGCTTCTTTTGCTAATACTTTTAAGGTTAATACGCAGATAGCGAAGGCACACTACTCAGACCTTATGATTGCATATTCTAAGAATACATCTCATACCGTTGTGGTAGACAATTTAAGGAGAAGCTTCTGGGACAATAAAGACGCTTTGATGGCAGACAGTATTTTCCTAATAGACAACTGTGGCAATGGAGACAATAAGGCATACAAAGTGAGCATTAATGACTCCACCTTTGAAGTATTTAATAACAAATTTAAAAGTACAGTAAGCTTTAACCTAGCGTCAAGCAAGCTGTAATTTATAGGTATGAGCTACAGACTAAGAGTAAACAATCAGTTCCTTGATTTATTTCCCAATCAAGAGATTGCCATTGGTGTGGATTACTATGACACCACAAACATAGATTCCATAAAAATACCATTTAGCTTTAACTCTGACGTTCCATACACTCTTAAAAACAAAACCGCATTAGGCTATAACGATGCCAACGGATATGGTGGTATTCCATTAACGGAGTACGACTATGAAGTATATAAAGGTGATGACATTATATCTTCCGGAAGGTCGAGAATTCAGTCTGTAGTCATAAACTCCGTTGAACCCATATTCACTCTTGAGTTAAAAGATAAGGTGTCTGAGTTTTCTAAGGCACTTAGAGACCTAAAGATTGAAGATATATACAACGATGCTTTCTCTACTCAAGTAAGGACATTATCGACATACCTATCTACCAATCAAGGATACGACCAAAGGGACATTGAAATACCATTTATTGATTTCGATAACATTCAAAAAACAACAGGATATGAATCACGTCAATTTACTTCGTGGGGTACTAGCGGAAAGAAGTTTGGCCTTATGCCAGCGCTTAGAGTTATTGACTTTATTGATAGGGTATTTAGTGCAGCTGGTATAGCATATACTTCAAAGTTTGTTTCAGGAACAGGCTCTTGGGACCCTAGGAATCTTTACATACTGTACCCAACCTATCTATCGGCAACCCCAGTAAGTAAACGAGAGAGTTTTCTCTTTCCATTTCCGTATAATGTTCAGGCAAATACAGACCAAGAGCTGTCGGTAGGCGAAATAACTTTAGCTGGAGTTGACTATATTGTTCAGCCAATAACGAATTATAAGTTAATCGCAAAAGAGTCTTACGAACCATTCGGCCCAACTAACTATTCACCAACTGAAATTCTCGTCTCAAGGGAGTATGGCGACCAGCTCCGTAAGTCGGGTGGAGTTACGGATTGGGGTGATGAAAATGTTGGATATGTCTCTTATGGCTCGACATTCAATGCCAAATTTTCCTTTAATAGCGGCACTATAACCATACCATCATTAAAAACCTGTTTACTTACAATTGATGAGGAAATAGCAGACCAAGGTATTTATCCTCACATTGTAAGCGTACAGGGAACATCAAATGCGGTCTTCGTTCCTTATGTTTTAATTTACGAGTCTTACACAACATCCAGCACTCCAAAATACAAAATACCAATAGTTGATAATTCGAATAACCCAATACAATTAACGGTCGCATCTGTTCAATCAAATACGGGTATTGACAGTAATGCTTTTAACCCACAGCCAAGCTCTACTATAGTCTTTAATTCATTTACCGGGAGCGTAGATAGCACAGAATTATATCAAATAAATGGCGGGAGTACGTATTCATACGCCATTGGCGTTTATATGGATTCAGGAACAATAGACGCTAGAACAAGCTGTATTGCTTTAAATCAAGATACAAACGGAATTCAATTAATTAATATAAATAATGATGCCGTACTAATTGCTGATGACTTTAGAAAAGTTAGAACGTTTGGTTATGATTGGAGTGCTCTGGGCATAAAGGTTGACAATCACGGCTCTGTGCCAGCGACAGTTCCAAATGATAATTTTCAATTTAAAGAGTCTTTGTCTAACAATAAGTCTTATGGTGTTTATGACATTATGATAGACATTATGAAACGCTTTGGACTTAGCGTAATCTACGACTACACAACTGGCGATATAATTCTTGACAACCTGAAAGACATAAGGCTTACAATCGCTGCAATGGATGGATATCTTGACACGCTAAAGCCATTTGAGGTTGAGTCTGGCGTTGTGCCACCAAAGACCCTAAAGCTTTTAAACAAATTGGAGAACGGAATATATGACAAGACAGATGCCGAACTAGCTATTGGTAGCTTTGATGGTGTGTGGAAGGCAAATGGTTCTGGAGAAAAGTCTTTAGAGTTTAAGACATCTTTAATCAACCCAACAAACAAATCTGTTTGTGGAGAGCAATTCTTTGGCGACCCAATACTTTTAAGCAATGGACTTGTTGCCATTCAAGAGATTGGTGATATAAAATACGAAATCCCTGACTACGATAGGGTTGGGCTTAGGATATTTTACTTAAGGGAGCCTAACTTTGGTACTACATTAAGATATCCTGTGTTCCGCGAGTACAATGATTACGGGCAAAGGATTCGGCAGATTCTATACAAGAGTGCTGGAACTTACCTACTTCAAGGATATCCTGTTAACTCACTATCCGGCAATCAGATTGACTTGCGGTTTGTTTTGGCAGATGGTAGTACATCTGATTCCTATGACTACTTGGTTAGCACTGAGCGCTTTGCGGCAAACGAAAAAAGCAAGATGTCCTTTTACGCTGCGATACCCGATACTATGTTTCAGAACGGTGACCTCTACAAAAAAAAGTTTAGATTTAATAAGACCAATGAAAACTTTATCGTAAACTCGTTAACTGACGCTAAAATCTATAATGGGTATATGTATGGAAAATTTGAGGTGATTTTTGTAGATTAACCAGATGGCAAAGACTTATAACGATTATCCGGTAGCGGCTTCAAACAACGCCAAAAGAGCATTGGCTTGGCGTGAGAAGTACGGCGATGAGGTGAAGGGTGGAACTTCTATTGGTTGGACACGCGCTAATCAACTGGCAAGCCGTGAGTCTCTTTCGTACTCCACGATTGCTCGTATGGCTGCATTTAATCGCCATCGCAAGAACAGCGCAGTAGACCCTAAGTTCGCATCCACACCCTGGAAAGATAGGGGATATGTTGCTTGGCTTATATGGGGTGGCACTAGCGGTGTCAACTGGGCCATCAGAAAGGCAGAATCTATTCGTAACGGTCGTTTCTACAGTCAGGAGGATAAGGAGATGGTAGAGGGCATTGCAAGCATTGTACGCTCAATTGAAGACCTAAAGAACCGTATGAAGACGGCAAAAAAGGAGTATCAGAACTTGGTCAACGAGGGTGTGGAAATTACCCTTGACGAGTTTCTGAAAATGGTTGGCCTTAAATAAAATTGTATATTAACGAAGTATGAAAAAGATTAACGAAAAGTTACCCATTTACGACATTGTTATGAAAGACAATGAGGAGAGTGGTATGTACCGTATT